CGCAGATACTCCATCAGCCCGACCTGCCCGGACTTCTTGAACACCTGCAGTTCCTCTTTCTGGGAGCGCAGGACTTCCAAGGCGGCGTTGCGCTTGACATCGAGTTTCTGCTTCTCTGCCCACCGCGTCGCCTCGACCTCGTCCAATCCCTTCTGCACCCACGCTTCCTTCTCACGCTCAATCTCCGCAAGGCGATTTTCGAGTTCGGTCTTCCAGATGGCACTGATGTTAGAAGCGACATCCCGCTCCCACTGCTCCATTACCCGCGCCTTGCTCTCACTCAGCCAGTTCTGCGTCTGTACCTCGTCCAAGCCCTTCTGACGAAATGCATCAGCTTCACGGGCGATGGAGTCCAACTTGTTCTGCAGGTCAGTTTTGTAGAGTGCATTCGCCTTATCCACAACGTCGCGCTGAAAGTCGGAATAAATCTTCGCTTCCTTTGCCAGACGGTATTCGTCGATGAGGTGAGGATCTGCGCCCTTCTGGAAGAACTCGAAGGATTCACGATCCAGAGCATGTAGGCTGTTCTGGATGTCCGTGTGTGTCAGTGTATATAGACTGTCCGTCAGCTGTGCGGTCGCTTTTGCAGATTCGCTGACCGTCTTTGCGGCATCTTTCTCAGCCACCGCGCGAATTTGCGCCGCTTTGGCATTCTGCTCTTGCGCCTTGGCATTCTTCTCCGCCTCGGCACGGGCGCTCTCCTCTGCGGCCGCTTTCTCTTTGGCAAGTTTCTGTTGTTCTTGGTACTGCTTATATTCATCCCCGTAGAGAGCGTCAAGAACCGTACCGCCAAGGAACGGGATCGCAATCAGAGGAGATGCCACAGGATGATTCTCTACGAGCCACGCATTCGCCTCGGCGTGTTCATTGACCTTATGAATCTGCTCCCCGACAAAGCCCGCAAGCTCGGCAACGGTCTTGAGTGCTTCACCCCAACCAAGGACGGTATCCTTGATCTCGTCCTTGTTGTCCCGAATCGTCTCGATGAACATCTGAAAACCGTCATTGATTTCCGGCATCAACTCTTCGGCGGCAGGAAGGAGAGCCGCACCGAGGGCAAGTTTTAGCTGTCCCGCTTCCATCTCCATTTCACGCCATTTGAGATACGTCTCATGCGCCTGTGCCGGGTCGAGCAGTCCCGTGGTCTTGACACGCGAGGAAATGGTCATCAGATCATCATACTGTTCGAGAATCGGGATAACAGCTGCACCACGCGCCCCGAGGACTTCAGCAGTATACGCTTCCTCCATTCCCGCCTCGCTTGCGGTCTTGTATCCCTTGGCAAGCTGCGCCAGCTGCTCATTGAGCGGCAGGAGATTCCCCTGCTGATCTTTGAGCGCAATACCAAAGCGTGAGAGTGCGCGAGACGTGTCATTGCCAGAATTGCCCGCTGCAGATACCTGTTTGTCAAGACGAGCGATCAGTGGAATGACGCTCTTGATGTCGGTATCCGCAAGCTGAAACATCCGATTGAGCGTTGCCGCCTCACCTGCAGAGACGTGAAGCCGCTGTGTGAGTTTGTAGACATTCTCGCCCGCAAGCGTCGCATCTTTGGTGATATTGAACAGCCCTGCACCTGTTGCCGCAACAGCCATAACGGCAGCCATCTTTGCCGAGAGGACGTTGAATCCGCTCGTGAGATTCCGAACACCTGCCTGTGCCGCCGTCATTCCAGATGCAATGCGCCCGCCGAGTGTGCCGGAGAGAACCGCGCTCTCCTTGAGGCGATGATTCAGTTTCCGAACCTCGGCTTCGGTCTGTGCGACGGTTCGTTGCTGCCGCAGGAGATTGCTCTCGGCACGCCGATAGGACGCACTGTCCGCGCCATCGTTTTTCTTTGCGGATTGGAGGACAGCGGCAAGAATCTGTTCCTTCTGCCGCTGAATATCCAACTCGCGGTTGATCGCCTGATGGCGCACCTTGATCTTGTCGAGTTCCGTACCCACGCCGTCGAGTTTGGCAAGGTCGGCATCGAGTTTCAGGTGAATGTTGTTTGCTTTGCTGTTCAGCCTTGCGATGGAATCCGAGACGGTCTTTCCTGCCGTGTCAAAGTCCAACTGCAGCTGTGCAATGTTGAGACCGATGTCGAGATAGAGTTCGTCGATCTTCTGTCCCCGTTTTGCCACTCCATCTCCCTCCCTACATCACGTCGTCAATAAATCGCTCGGATGATCTTTCTTCGCAGATCGCCGTTACCACAAGCTGATCGAGCAGGAATCCAATCTCGTGTCCGTCGATTTCCTGCATTGTCCACCCGTAGGCGGACTGCAGCCGCTCGTAGTAACGCAGTAGATTCTGGTACGGAGAAAGAACTACGCCTCTTTCCCCGTCTCCTCGTTTGGGAGGTTCACCAATTTGGAGAAGGTCAGCGACTGAATCCAACGGAAAATGGAGCGCGTCAACGGTACGATGTCCGCGACATCCACGTTCTCTTCTACGGATTCCTGCGTCACTTCCTCTCGTCCGAATCCGAGAACGATCAGTCGAACGTGCTCATCCAGAAAATCCTCAAGGCTCAATCCTTCCTTGTCCGCATCAAAAAAGGCAAGGAATTCGCGCCACACCTTCATCTTCGGAGGATGCGGCGTGATCTCCCTGCCCTCAATATGCAGCATCGGTGTTTCCATAAGTTCCTCCCTCAGACCTGCTCGTACCACTTCGATCCTGTCTCTGCGGCAAATCCCGCCGCCTCCTCATCTGCCTTGGCGTAGGACAGCCCATCCGAGAGCCGGTAGATCGCCTTTGCCGTCAGCGTCGGTGTATCGAACTGGATGCTTTCCTGCTTCGAGTTGCCAGACTCCGAGGGTTCCGTGAATTGGACTTTGTAAAACTTGGTGAACCTCTTCTTCCCATTGCGCTTGTCCGACTGGAAGAGGACGGCGAAGTATGGAGCGACATCGTCCTTGCCCGCCTTCATCACGCCGTTCTCGATACTGTGCCCCAGAAGGTAAGCAGTGTATTCCAGAGGAAGCGCGGCAGTGTCAAAGGTCAGATCGTAGGACGCGGTATTCGACGCCGTATCCACGGACTGTCCGTCGGCGAAAAGCTCCGCCTGATTCGTCTGCGGTTTGATGTCCACCTTACGCAGAAGTTTCCCAAGGGGAATCGGAGCTTCGTAGGTCGCTGTACCGCCTGCCTCGTCGGTGAGCATTTTTGCGATGTGAAGTTTCTGGATATTGATGAACTGCCCGCTCGTAAGATTCCCTGCGGGCTTTCCTGCCGGTGTTGGACTTGGCATATTATTCTCCCTCCATTGCTGTTCTGTAATCTGTAATCTCCACGAATATATCTTTCTCTATCAGTTCCTGCGTCTGCGCCCTTATAAAGCCGATTGGCAAAAGCGCGTTCTGCACGGCTTTATGAATCTCCCGAAACCGTCCGTCCTTCGTCATAATGTGGATACGCACCGTTACACGCCGTTCCAGTTCCGCACCATCGACTGAGAGCGCAGGAACATCCGAGATCACCGAATAAACGAGTATCGGATACGTCCCCGCATCGGGACTGCGCCCGTGATAGATGCCCTTCTTTCCGTGAGCGAGAAGCTGCGTCAGCTCCCGTGAGCGCACAAGTGCCTGATACACCATCTTGGCAACACTCATTTCCCCCTCCTCCGAATCACCATGCGCACGGCATCCACAATAGCAGAGCGGATACCGTCCTTCTTGGCATCGAGTGCCGGATAGAGAAACGGGCGGTTGATGCGTGGGCTGAACTCAACGAGTACGCCGTAAAATACACCGTCACTGGATTCTGCATCCGCCGCAATCCTCCAAACAGAGCCGTCCTTCCGGCGCAGCCGCTTGTGAATGGAGTCACGGAGTGCACCTTTGACCACGCGCTTATCTGTTCCCGTATAGACGGGACAGCGGTTCTTTGCCTCTGCGACCACATCATCTGCGCCATGCGCAAGGGCTTCTTTTGTCGCAGCCGTCGCCTCTGCACCGAGTTCCGAGAGAATCTTCTCGGTAGAGACGAAACCTCGGTATCTAGCCATCTTCCACCAACTCCCTGCATTCCAGAACAAGCCATCGCTTCTTCCCGCCAAGCGGATAGGGCGGCGCAATCGGCGTGAGCGTTTTATCTCCCCAACGGATACGATCCGTCACTCGCACATCCATGCGGTAACGAATGACGATGCGGTAATCCACCTCCTGCACCTTCTCCGCATAGCCATCGGAGATTTTTGCCGCAAAGGGCAGAACGAGTGCCCAGGCTTTACCGACTTCCTGCACAGACGATGAGAGGATATTTCCCTCATCGTCCGTATCCGTTACAGGACGCAGAATAGTGATTCGGTGACGCAGTTCGCTCATCGAGACTCTCACCTAAAAGACCTCCTTCCTCACACCAAACAGCAGGGAACGCAGTGTCAAGGCGAGACCTCGATGATCGGCTTCTTCACGATGTTCATAGAGATAGGACACAGCGTAGAGGATTGCAACACGCACGATTGCCTGATCTTCGACCTTGGACAGTTTCTTCACACGCAGAAGTGCCGTACAAATCTGTTCTGCCGTTTCCGCAAAGTGCATGAGGAGATCATCCTCCTCATCCCCGTCAATCCTAAGATACTGCTTGACTGCTGCAAGCGGCACAAGCATAGAACCACCTCCCTTCTTTTGCCGCATATTTCACAATCAGCCCTTCATCTTGAGCGTCTGCACGGCTTCCTCAAGGACGAGCTTGCCATCCACACGCTCCTTCATGACGTAGCCAACCATGCCGTTGCCCGCAAACAGCTCCTTGAGTTCCTGCAGAGAGCGGGTGCCGCGATCCCCGATGTTGTAGTAGGAGTAATCCCCGAACGCAATGACGGTCTTGCCCGCCTCGACAGCGGGCATATACGCCGAGGAGTAGACGGGGTAGCCGAGCAGACGGTCGGGTTCGCCCATCTGGTAGGACGGCTGCCAGAAATACGCTCCATTCGCATCCTTGAGCTTTCGGATGCTTGCAAGCGTCTGGTCGTTGACGATGAACGCCGCATTCTTCCGATAGGGACGCTTGAGGCTGTAGACGAGTGTCACGAGTTCGTCCGCCTTGATGTCTGCCGCCGCTGTGGTGATGGATGTCTTTGCCGAAATGAGAAGTCCCTTCGGCTTGTGCGTGCCGTCGCCATTGAGGAACGCATCCTCCTCTGCGTTGCCGAGAGCCTTGCCGAACTGCTCGATGAGATAGCTCTCAAGGTTGAAGGCGTTGTCGTAGAGAAGCTCTTCCGTCACCTTGACCGCGACGTGGAGCTTGTGTGCGTCGAGAACAATCTGGTCAAAGGTCGCGTCGCCGAAGGTAAGCGCAGCGCCCTCCTCGATCCACGATGCCGCAGGTTTGGTGGCGGCGATGTTGATCTTGTGTTCGCCGCTCGTGGTAATCACTGTCGCAAGCGAACGCAGGACATTCTCCTCATTCAGAACGTCGATGAGACGCTTGTCATATTCCTCGGGGACGAGATAGCCGCCGCTGGCATCCGTCCCCTCCTGCAGGACGTTCTCCACCTGCCGAAAGTTCGTGCGAAGAGCCTTCAGCATCGCCGCACGATATGCCTCGCTTGCACGTCCCGTCTTTTCAGCGGCAAATCCCGCGCCCGGCAGATTGGTAATTGCCGCCGTTACTGGCTTTGCAAGCTGCGCGTCGAGAATCGCCTGACGCTCCATGCGCTCGATGTCCTTGCCGAGCGCGAGTACCTCGTTCTCCATCTGCTCATACGCCCTGGCATCCTCGACTGTAAGATGCCCGTCCTTTTCGTGAGAATCCAGAAACTGCTTTGCCTGTTCCCACATTTCTGCACGCTTCTCGCGCATTGCCATGATCTTATCCATGTTCTTGTCCCTCCATTAATTTCTTAATGTGAAATAGAAAAGAGCCGCTTTTTAAACGGCTCTGCATCGACATTGTGTGTTCCCTGCCCGAATTTCGAGAGCAGAGAGTTCGTGACGGCGGCACGAGAGAAAATCAGCCCATCTGCCGCCTCGCCTGTAAGATGTTCCCTATTCTCATAGAGAACGGAATCCGCAAATCCAAGTTCCACGGCTTTCTTTGCGTTCATCCACGTTTCGGCATCCATGAGCCTTGAAATCTTGGCGCGGGACAATCCCGTCTTGATCTCATAGGCGTTGATGATGCTCTCCTTGATCTCAGCAAGGAACGTGATTGTCCGCTCCATCTCATGTGTGTCTCCGATGGAAACAGTCATCGGATTATGCAGCATCATCAAACCTAGAGGTGAAATCTCAACCATTGATCCTGCCATTGCAACGACGGATGCGGCAGATGCGGCAATCCCATCAATCTTGACATTGACGTTTCCCTTATACTCCATCAGCATATTGTAGATGTGTGCTGCCGCATAGCAGTCCCCGCCCGGCGAGTTGATCCAGAGGTCAATATCTCCCTCTGCGGCATTCAGTTCAGAGCGGAATATCTGAGGCGTGACTTCATCGCCCCACCATGTTTCATCTGAGATTTCACCATCGAGAATGAGTGTTCGCTTCTCTCCTTCGTTCCGTACCCAGTTCCAAAATTTACGTTTCATCACTTACTCCCTTCTGCCTAGCGGCAAACAGCCCTGCGTCCCTCAGTTTTGTCATATTCCCATTGATGAGATAGAGATCGCCGCCTTCGTCTGCTTCGATAGGGTTCATGTCCTCAAGGCTGCGGATGTCGTTCGCGGAGAGCCATCCGTTCTGCCGCCCGATGGCATAGCCTTCCATGCGGCTCTTGTAGTCCCCGCGCAGCAGCCCGTCCACGTTGAAGCGAATGAAGTAATCCTTCCGCTCTTTATCCGTCAGCAGTGCTTTCTGCAGCGACTGCTCCCAGCGCACGACCCACGGGTTCAGTGTGTACTTCACGAACTCCAAGGACTGCTGCTCGATGTTCGAGAAACTCGACTTTTCCAGATCTCCGACCATATGCGGCGGTACACGGTAGAGCCGTGCAATCTCGTCAATCTGGAACTTCCTCGTCTCAAGGAACTGCGCCTCCTCCGGCGGTATGGCAATCTGCTGATACTTTACGCCCTCCTCGAGGACGGCGATTCTGCCCGTGTTCATCGTGCCACCGTAAACGGCGTGCCAACTTTCACGGAGCTTCGACGGGTCTTTGAGGACACCTGGATGTTCCAGAACGCCGCCCGGACGCGCTCCGTTCTTGAAGAATGCCGCGCCATATTCTTCCGTCGCAAGAGCAATGCCGATGGCGTTCTTTGCCATGGCGATAGGTGAATATCCCACAAGTCCGTCAAATCCAAGCCCCGGAATATGCAGCACATCCTCACGTCGCAGACGAATCTGCCCCTTGTCCGCAAAATTCGGATTCTCCTCCGTGGTTCTCGTGTAGGTGTAGTAAAGCTCACCCGTGCGGCTGTCGCGGCTCACCTCCATCTTGTCCGGGAGGAGCGGATAGAGTCCGAGAACACGCCCCCTGCCATCCCGCAAAATTTGTGCGTAAGCATTCCCCCACAAAAGAAGATGGCTCATCATGGTTTCGCGAAATATAAAGGAGGTCATCTCGGGATTCGGCGCATCGTGGAGCAGGAAGTACAGCGGATGCTCCGGCACACGTTCCTTGCCCTGCCCTTTGTACTCGTAGACGTGAAGCGGCAAACCTGCAATGGATTCGGCGAGGATACGCACACAGGCATAGACTGCCGTTGTCTGCATTGCCGTTAGCTCGTTGACCGCCTTACCCGCCGCCGTCTGACCAAACAAAAAGGACAGGCCGCCAAGGTGGTTGTAAGGCTTGTCCCGTGAACGAAAGAGTTTGCTGAATAGGTTCATGGAAACCTCCATTTCCAAAAAATCTCGCCACAGAAGATGATGAGAGCAAGAGCACCGCCCTTTCAAGCGGTGCTCCGTCGTTTCAGCTTAGAAGATTTCGATGCAGGAAAGCTCCATGCTGTTGATGTCGGCTGTGAATTTCGCGCCCCGCGCAATCTCGTCGGCGGCTTTCAAAAGCTCCTCCGGCGTGGGATTTCCGCCCATCTGGCAAATGCTGGCATTGGCTTTGATGTCTCGGAAAACCTTGCGGGCTTCCCAATCCGTCTTCTCGTAATCCGTTTCTTTGCGAATCTCGATGCGGATGCAGGTGTCGCGGTCGCTCTCGTTCGCCCAGCCCATCGTGTTTTCCTGCATCGTGAATCCGTATGTGGCGGCCTTGCTCTCGATGATCTCGGCAATTTCCTTCTTCGTCATTTTCTTTTCCTCCGTTTCTGGCTCCTTCGGTTTTCCCTTTCGGTATGTGTATATTCCCGTACGATCCGAGAAATAGCAAGGCCATATGTGAAGATAAAGCGTGTATACGATCGCCCTAAAACACCCACACACCACGATTTTCATACACGGATTCCGAGGTATCATTCCCGCAACGGATCGCACGATCCAGTGCCATGATAAGGGCGATCACGCCGTCGATCTTCTCGGTGGATTTCTCCTTGTCCGCCTTGATGTTCCCCGCAGGATCGGTGCGAATGAAGTTGTTGTCTGCCATCCAGCGCATGACGGG